GTTCGGTTTTGGTTACGGTAGCTAGACCATAGTTAAAGCGGGTAGGTGTTCCCATTTAAATCTCCTAAAAGTGATGGGTCACGTTCTAATGAACGTTCAGGGTCGGTATTGTATTACTGTTTTGGAATTGATGGTACTGGGGGTCGTTGACCCTTTTCTTCTTTATGAGCAGCGCCCATATCTATCTCCTTAAGGAATCCCGACCTATATGATAGTATACCATATAAGCCGGGATTTGTCAAGCCCTATTTACTATTAGGGGCCGTTTGAACCATACACGGCACGGGGATCTGTCCAGCCGAAGCTGTAACGCTCGTAGCCTTTGGCTTTGGCATTCATGGTGTCAAAGTCATTGTCTTGGTCAAAACTAATACCCACACGTTCATAGTACTTCATACCTTCACGAATGTTAGTACGAATAAACCAAGCGTGAGGAGAAGTCAGGTAATGATTCATAACAATACCTTCTGGGAAAGCATTAGTTGCTTTCAGAACGTTAATATCGTTATTACCAGTACCAGTTTGATACACAGACTTCATAATACGATTGGCATTATACCATTCTTGACGAGCAATAATCAAACTACGGGGCATCACATTGATCAACAGACCGCGATCATTTTGGAAACCCATAATTGCGATTGTTGCATCTTCTAGTGAGGCCTCAGACAGATCTACATCGACTGTAGGTTTGTTAGAGAAAGTACCACCAGAAGTGTTAGGATGGTTAGTAGCGCACATTGCAACACCATCNCCGCCTGTATAAGTGCCATTGAAGCCACGGTTATAGATGTTAGCACCAATGTTTTCTTTCGTTTGACGGAAAGACATTGCTAATGCAGCAGCACGGCGTTTAGATACTTGTTCATACAAATTGTCGTCCAATTCTTCTTTAGTAACGATATAGCCCAAAGCATATGCAACATGGGTATAACGTGTAACAAAGCCCTGAACTTCAGAATCATATGTAACACCAGCGCCTTCAGCCTTAACGGGGGCTAAACCGAAACCAGTTAGTTGAACATCTTCTTCATAGTTTTGTGAAGAAGAGTCTTTGTCAAAGAGTTTTACAAACTCTTCAGGATGTTCGTCATATACCTGACCCCACCATGCCTTAATTCCGGGCCATAGTGCTTTAGGATGCGAACCAGTGGTAATAATACCGGCCATTTTAGTTATCCTTTAATTAATTATTATACGCCAGCAGCAGCACCGAAGTACTGATGTTGGTTCCACTTGACCAGCATTGTTACATACGGGACGGCGGTGGATGTAGAGGCAGCAGCAGACAAAGCGCCTTGATTAACTGGGTCTTGAGTAGCACCAATAATCTGAAGGATTGTTGTATTGCCAGTATGGGTAGTAGCAACACCTGTCAAAGCAGTACTGGACAAAGGAGCACTTTGTGACAGTGTGCTTGTTTGGTCAGCGGCTTGATTAGTGGTGCATAGTTTATGTACAGCATTTTGAGCAGCACCAGTGCTGTCAAATTGTGCCGAGAAGACCACATTAGGATCGTCCACAACATATACATAACGATTTCCAGCACTCTTATTCAGATATAGCTTAGTTAAATCTAAGNTAGTACCTTGCAAAGATACACTGGGATCAACTACACGAACACCCACAACCACGCCCAAAGGAGGGAGAGTCGTAGTACCCTGTACATATTTAGTTACAGCAGGAACACCATTAGCATCACCACCCGCCCCAACCACAACAATATCACCAATAGCATAGGTGTTAGCTGAGTCAGAAGGAATGTAGTATAAACGACCTTGTTCGTTATACGATGCGCCAGTCAGTGTACCTACGGGGCTTAGCCCACGAGGAGCAGCAGAAAGTGCCATTTTGTTATCCTTTAAATTAAATTATTAATATTTTATACCAGCATTGTAGAAGCCATCAGATGACATACCATCTTTTGTCAACTTGCCACTTCTAATTGCTGCATCAGTTGCATCGTTACGTTTCTGTAGATCTGCTTGATCGTCTTTCCACCATTCTTCTTTGATCTTAAGAACGTAAGCATATACTGGGTCATTACCATCTGTACCCACTAAGAAACGAACCTTATCTCCTAAATCGGTATTACGAGAAGTTACATTCTCCATAGTACCTCCTACCTCGTCGGGAGAGACAAACTCATACCCGGAATCAATAGCTGCCTGAATACGTCCTGGCGAGTCATTGAAGATGTGCAAGTGATATCCTGGAATAAGATGCCCTACTTGCAGCTTACCGCGAGTCCCGTTAAATGCGCTTCGTTGCTTGCGCTCTGTCTTGGTAGGCTCTGTGGTAGCTTTTGTTCCTTGTTTAGTATCAGTCATTTCCTCTCTCCTAGTTCCAATCATAATCATTAACATATTCTTCGCGTGTCATCAATCCTTGCTTTACGAAACGATCACACGCCTTCTTTGCATCTTCCGGCAAACTGTTATAGCTTTTCTTACCGCCACTAACAGGCCGTGCAGATTCTCTCTGGGAACCTTCCATTGGGTTTGGTGTAGATTTCTTTTTACCAAAACGATCTGGAAACTTCTCTACTAGTTTTTCATCCAACTTATCAAGGAAGTCTTTACCTTGTAAGGAAGGTGTTTTACGTCTTAGAGAAGTACCCAAAGCATTGGCAATATCTGTCATATCCTCATCAGACCCAAACCAATCATTTTTACTAATCCACTCATTCAAGAGAGGGTCTTCTGTTACTGGAGGAGGTTCTTTTGCTTTTTCTTCAGCACGTTTAAGTTCTTCCTTGGCCTCAACACGTTGTTCCTTTAAGTCGTCCATTGCATCATCAATAGCAATAGCACGATCTCCATCACCCTGCGTAATCGCTTCACGCTTGGCTTGCTTTAGTTGTTCCAGTTGCTGCTCAAGTTCCTCGGTTTTCTTAGCGAACTGCGTCTTCTGGAACTCTCGAAATTCTTTAGCTGCTTCACGAACTTCTTCGGCACCTCGTTTAGCCTCTGCAAGTTCTTTAACAAGCCTTTCGTTGTGCTTGCGGACAATGGGTAATATCTCTCTGCCCCTACGGACAAATGTTTCTGCATCTACCCAATCATTTTCTGAACCACGAAAGGATTCTTTTGGCACCCAACCCTGTGCCTCTGCCTCTGCTTCATAACTAGGTTCCTCTGTTACTTCTACCTGTGTTTCTACTTGTTCTTCACTCATCTTAAACTCCTAATGAAAGATGTGGGTCAATTAAGACCATATCATCATCTAATCTAGCTACTAAATCATCATAGTTAACCATACGATAATCTCGTTTATCCTTCCCTTTGTACATCAGACCAGCATATTTAGCATATGCTACTTTCATACCAACCTTAACAATATCTAGCGGAACCTCATCACCTAACGCAATAATAACTCCTGTTGTATTGGCTAACTGTTCCCGTTCATTGTTTTCTTTGGTGGATACAATAATACCGCTTGCTGTCTTTTCTTCTACTTCTAACGGTAGGACAAGTACACGATCAAAGATTGGGTGAATACCGGAAGGATTAAGCATTACGATTCTCCTTAACAGCATCCATTAGTTCTTCATATGATAATGATAATATACTAGTTATAGCTGCTGCACGGCCTCGGACATTGTCATCATCCTCTGTTCCTGCTAACAGTATTTCCTTTAACCACTCTCGATCATTACTTAATGCTTTCATAAAGGCTTCTGTTACTTGGTGCTGCTTCCAATCCTTAAACTCTTCTGGGGTTACAACTATTGCCATTTCTATCTCCTTGTATTACATTTCTGGTTATTCAGGTGCTTCTTTTCCTTCTTCAGGCTGACTCATTTCCTGCATATGTTTTTCTAAGTCCATGACAGTTTTCATTGAACTCATAATACCTTCTTGTTTTGCCCTAGCCACTGATATTTGAGTATTCAGCATTGCAATATCGTGTCCTTTAGATACACCACCCGCTTCTTCAATAGCTAGAATAGCATCGGCCTCTAGTTTATGAATCTTAGCTTGGTTAAGTTCTGCGTCCTTCATAATCTTCATTAGACCCATCTTCATTTGTAACTGCATGTGGGCTTGTTTGGCTTGTTGTTTCATTTGTTCAATCTGTATCTTTTCCGATGGCCCCGGCTTAATAGCGTTAGGCCCTTTAGGATCTGGTAACACAGTTTCAATGTTATTAACCTTCATTGCTTTGAGGTACATCTTCTGAACCTCATACATATTCATGCCCGGAGTAGTTCCTGCTAATTGTAGCAGTGCTTGTGCTTGTTGAATACGTTGTACATCTGATACAATGTTAGGATCAGCACTAGGACGAACATCAGAAGACGATCCCGCATAGTCTTCAGCATCAATAAAACTGGAGCTATTATCACCGCTGTACTCTTGTACGCCTTGCAAATATAATTGGTTCAACCGATACAGTTTGCGGAACTCGTCCTTTAGACTCCGGTAAGTACGCTTGAAGATACCAGAGAATATCTTCATTCCCTGTTCTGCCATGGTTTGTGTGGTCTGTGCCGGAGTGTTCTGGCCGGGGTTTTGCCCGGTTAATATATCTACAGAACCACCAATACGTTCGCCATAGTTTATAAGTAGGCTTAGTAATTGGAACAGGACAGCAGAAGGCTCCCGCACGGGTAAGGGTACTACTCCCTTACGAAGATCATCACCAGTAGTATCTACATGCTTCCATTCTAGCGGAGCAAAGTTGGCGTTACCGCCACGGATTTTAACCCCTCGCGATAAGAACCCACCGGCTGTGTTAGACATTGTACCAGCATCCACCAACTGGTTAAGAATGGTGTCAATGCTTTGGTTGAGAGGCCCCAACAGAGATCCGAAACCAAGATCATAGAATCCACCATCAGGGCTTGGGATGAACGGAAACTTTGTGAAGTAGGTTTCAGGTTTAATACTGAGCACTTTACCATCTTTGTCTCTCTCAATAGAGTTCTTAAAGTATCGGGCTACGATACGAAGGATTTGCTTATTGTCCCTACGCATCCATACAATGTAGGGTTCTGAATAACCATCACCATCAAAGTCAATCCAAGTGTGCATCTCGATAATTTCATAAGGAGTGCTATCATCAATGGAGTCAGGAGCTGTCATGCCCTGTGCTTTGGACTGTGCCAGAGATAAGTTAGATTGTGGTACTGCGGAAGGATTCTGTTCCTTCATCCCTAAGAATAAACCACGAGCGACACGCTCATAAACATCATTCTTACTGAAATACTGTACGTGGGAGACACGAGGAGCTGTATCCAGGTGTTTAGTCCAATAGTTAACTACTAAGTCTTTAGCAAGAATATATTCAGAAACATTGTGCTGAAGTATTGGATCAAAGAAAGATTTCTTAAAAGCACAACCTACAATAGGCTGTGTAATTAACACACGATCCATTTCTGATTCCCAGTTCTCGTCTTCTTCAAGAAGCTGGTAAGACATATGATCTTCAATACGTTGAGCACGCTCTGCTTTCTTACCATCCATATCCATGCCAATAACTCGGCAATGAACAGGTGTTTGCCCGTTTACCAACACAGGATAGCTACGGGCATGGTACTGAAGGGCAGCTATAGTAATAAGCGGGAACTTAACATTAGAGGCACCGGGCCAAGGAAAAGACTTAGCTTCTGATACTTGGAGGGCTAACTTCATGGACTCTTCAGTACGTTTCTCCCACTGGGAACGAGATTGAATATCCGTCTCAAACCCCTTGAAGATGTCATAGCTAATGGTATGCAAGTCCTGCTCATCTAACTCTTCAGCAATGTTAGGCAGGGTTACAATATCATCAAGCTTTAGTTCTGTTTTAAGTTCCAAGTTTAATACCCTGTGGTTTCGTTACGACCAATAGTGTCATAACCATGTTCTTTTAAAGAAAGGCGATACTCTTCGTCCTCTTCTTCCTGAGGTGTGTTCGCAGTTTGCATCTGATCCAACATTAAACCAATATACGCCCAAGCATCNACTTGGTCATCATGTCGGTCACGAGGAAACCGCAGTAACTCATCCTCAAATGCTTGATACCAATCCGCAGAAGAATCAAACTTAACAGCACCCGCTCTCATACGTGCTTGCATAGATCTGGCACGAGTTAACTTGTCACCAGCAGGCTTGAGTAATACTGTGTTGACAAAAGTGTCAGACTTCAACATAGCTTCGTTAAGGTACGGCCCTATTGACTTCTGGATGATACCAGCCTCAATTCCAAAGAGTATCGGCTTATAAAGGCGCTGTAGTGCAAGAATGGTTTCTACTAGCTGCATTGCATCCATTCTATCGCGAATGATGTTTACACACTGCAAGCGTCCTTCGTCATCCATTCCTGCCACAGCAAAAACACTGTAATCACTTCTCTGCTTTTGTGAAATAGCTAAGTCACAAGCAATATAATAGTTTAAGCTCTTCTTCCGATCTGTATCCTTGAGGTGGACAAAATCAGACTTCTTGAAGAAAGCATTACCTTCATCAAGGGGAGTATTCAACATTTCCTGGCTATAGGCATCAGACAAACCCTGTTGGGCATACTGTGCTTTCCGTTCCACCAAGGCTTCCTTAGTCCACCTATCAGGCCANAGTATCTGAGAGAAATCCTCATTATGGGCCTTATACTTAATAGAGTGCCAAGGTGTTCTATACTTGGTGTATTGCCGTAATTCCTCAGTGACTAGTTCTCTTAGTCGTACACTGCCTAAGGCAGCTAACTGAGATTCTGGCATTAATCTTTCTAACAAAGAATCTAAATGTAGGATAGTTCCTACGGCTCTAATTTTACCAGTTACAGATAAGCAAGGAATAAGAGCAGAATAGAACCAACGTCTAAACTTCTCCCTACGATCCTTATTTAATACCTGCTCATCAGACTCCATATCATCACAGATGATTAAGTCAGGTCTACGATTGAGCCACTTCAATCCACGTAGCTTTTGTTCTGCCCCACGAGCTTGAACCCTGAATTGATGTCCGTCTGTAAACCTACAGATAATATCATCTTCTGTAGATTTAACGAATTCTATATCACCAAATAGACCGTGTATATCTTCATTGTCCCGAAGTTCCTTTATAATATCTCCAAGGAATAAACCCGCTTGAGAGAAACTATCTGAGACAATCAAGGCATACTTAGACTGCCTGAATAACAATTCTGTCAGTAGATAAGCATATGTTACTGCTGTAGACTTACCATGCCCACGAGGAGCAGCTATAGCTACAAACTTCTCTTCACCACAACATAACTTCCAAAGTTCCCTATGGAAANCAGGTGTTGCTGTGGCATGGTCAAAGTTCTTAATTAAGCAGGCATTAACAAAGCCCTCAACTACTTCAGAAGATAAGTCCAATTACTTTACCATATCAATAGTTAAGNGTTCTGACTTAACTTCTTTGGCAGTAGCAAACCGCTTAAAGTCTTCGGCCAACTTAGCCAAGCGATCATCTACTGTCTTTTCAATCTGTTGCTGTATGGGCTTTTCTTCAATAATATCTGAACGATTCATCATATCATTGGCAACCCTGGAGGCATCCTTAATGTTTACAGGCACCCGTACCAATTCACCAGTCTTTTGATTAAATTGATAATTACCATTACTTAAACGATCTTCAGTAACATCTAAGGCTTTAGAGATAACCTTCTTCAGGCGAGCATTTAATCCTAAGCTCTCTTCCTGCCTTAAATCTTCTTCGATCTTTTTCCACCAATCGCTATAACGCCAGCGTTTAATGGTAGCAATAGGTATATCCAGTACTGCAGCGGATTGTGCGAGATTACCCAAGGCCAACCAGGTGGTCACAGCCTCTATCTTCTGGGATTCACTCCACCACTTACCTGCTGTTTCTAAACTTCTTTTCTTTCTACGCCGTGGCATAG